GAGCCGCCGGCCGCGAACCCGCGGATACCGGCGAAACGGATCTCGTCGATAACGCCGTCCCGGTTGCTGTCAACTCTGACGACCCTCACCGCAGACGGCACCGCCCTAGCGCCGGCAGGCACCCACACCGCTTTCGCGATGTTCGCCTTGTCCCGCCTGATCTGCGCGAGCTGCTGCTGCCACCTCGCCAGATCGGCTTCGAGTTTCGCCTTCCGGGTCTTCGTCAGCTCCGGGTCCCGCAGTTGCCGTTTCGTGTCGGCGATCTTCCGCTGGGCGTCTCTCTCCTCGACGTTGAGTTTCGTCAGCGTCTTGTTCGGGATGTTCAACGCGGCCCGGCGGACCTCCTCCAACTTCTTCCGGGCCGCGTCCGCGGCCGGCGGAATGTTCCGTTTCATCGTCTCGCCAGCCGAGATCGCCTTGTCACCGATCTTGATCAGCGCCGCGCCGCCCTGCTGCCGCAGCTTGTCCAGTTCGGTGATGCCCTTCTGTGCCGACCTCGCGATCGACGGGTTGAGGATCCCGAAAGCTATCGCCGCGCCACGCAGGATCCCGGTGAACGTCGTATGAGACGCGGACAGCCATTCACCCATGCCGCGTACGGCCCGGCCAATCCCGATCAGCACGTCAGCGAAGACCATGCCGGCGCTTTCCCCGAAGCCGATGATGCTCGCGGCGGCTTTGAATCCGAAGGAGACGATGTCGTCCTGGTGGTCGGTGAACCAGGTACCGAGCTTCGACAGGGCCGGGATCAGCGCGACCAGGATCGAATCCCGCAGCTCACCGAACTTCGCCTTCGCGATATTCGCTTTCGCCGCCAACGTCTCCTGTCCGGACGCGAACGCTTTCTGCGCATCCGCGGACCCGGCGTAGACCAGCGCCAGCGCCGCCGCAGCCTTCGCCTGGCCCTCGGTGGCGAACCGCAGACCCTGCTGCTTCTCCTTCAACGCCTCAGCGTCGACCTGCGCCGCGGAGATGGGAATACCCAGCCGCTGCAACGTGTCGTATTCGCCGGTCAGCGCACCCGTCAACGCCTCAGAAGTCTGCTGGACGCTGAACTGCCCACCGGACCACTGCGACAGGATCGGGGCCATCTTCGCGAACTTCTGCGCCATCCCAGCCGCGACGTCGCGGGAGAACCCCATCGGCACCAACATGTCGGAGAACCCGACAGTCAACCCCAACACCTCACGGGAGGTCATCCCGAACCCGGCGGACACCGTCTTCGCCCACGCCGACAACGCCGGGAACGACTTCCCGAACACGATCCGCGCCTTCGAGTCCATCAACTGCAGGTTTGACGCGGAATCCCACACCCGTTTACCGAGCCCGAGGATCCCGGCACCCAGGATCCCCGCCGCGCCGGCACCGATGGCGGCGCCCTTCGCCAGACCGGAGACCCCGACCCGGATCCCGCCGATACTCCTCGACACCCCCACGTACGCCCGGGACGCCTGCCCACCGGAACGCTCCGCCGACGACCCGAAGATCCGCATCGCCCGGGCCGCTAACCCCGAAGACTTCTCCGTCTCCCGCTGCGCGGCGGCCACACCCCGGGCCGTCTTCGCCGCCGACTCACCGGCGGACTGCACCGTCCGCAGCGCCTTCGCGTGTCGGATCTCCGCGGCCTCGACGCCGAGCGTCGCCTTCCGCTTCGCCTCATCCGTCGACTTCGCGTCTGCGGTCAGCTTCGTCAGCTTCCCGCGGGCGGCGGATAGACCGTCCTCGGCGGACTTCACGCCGAGCATCGCCTGCCGGACCTTCAACTGCGAGTCGGCGAGTTTCCCGCTGTCCTTGTCCAGCTTCGCGGTGTGCTCGTCGAGAGCCCGCATCGACTTGCCGACATCGCCGAGGACGCGGCTGGCCTGGTTCCGGGCGACGACCTCCCACACGAGTCGTTCAGTCACGCCCGCTCCATCTCCGCCGCCATCCGCCTGTGGTGCTCTAGGTAGAGCAGGAACTCGTCCAAGGTCAGGCCGGGTTGGGTGGTGTCGCCGTAGATGTCCTGCCGGCGCAGCCCGTATACCTGCGACAGCATCGGCAGGTGGGCCGCGACCATGCCCTCTACGTCGTCGGGGGGGTCGGCTCGGCGGCCGGCTCGCCGCCGGCCCCGGATTCCCCCGGCCCGTCCTCCGGTTTGGGCACGTTACGGACCGCGGCGGTCGCCAGTTCGCCCGCCACCTGCGGGTCAAGAGCCGGCAACTGCGCCAGCAGCGACTTCGCGACTACAGCGACCAACTCCGCGTCAAGGTCTTTCTCAAACAGGTTGACCTCGACGCCAGCGCCGTCAATCCACTCGTCCCGGATCGACAGCAGATCCACGTCGACCTGAAGCAGCGTCAGTTTGTCCTCGCCGCCGCGGAAACGCCGCAGCATCCACACCAGCGCCCGAGTCGCGTCCGCGTCGTCCACGTAGTCGACCACCGCGGCCATCACCTGCCGGGGGGTGACCTGTGCGGTCTTCTTCAACGCGACCGCTTCGACAGTCATCAGCCGCCGGTCCCAGTCGACGTGCCGCTCCACCTTGTCCGGGCCGCGGTAGTAGATCCGCATCCCGGCGATGTCATCCTCGGTGCCGTCCCGGCGGGCCGGCTTCCCCGGCCCGGTCACGACCGCTCTCCCATCACCCGATGCAACGCCGCGTTGACCTCGCGGGTGATTTCCGCGTCGGCCCGGACGACCGCGTCTCGGACCACATCCGGCGGCACCCGGGTATCGGACCAGTCACCCGGTCCGGTATGACCGAACCGGGGGTGCCGCAGCCGGCCCCGTTCGATCCGGGCCGCGTCATGCGGTGACACAACAGTCAGCCGCACCCCATACGCGATCCGGGAGCTTTTGATCTTCGCCTTCGCGTACTCCGCGGCGAAACCACCACGTTTCGGCATCCGGTCCCGCGCGTTCACCCGGAAATACTCCTCAACATTGCGGGTACCCCGGCCCATCGCCCGCTCCAGGTCCCGTTTCAGGCCGCCGCGGGCCGCGGACTCCAACCGGCCTGCCGCACGGGCGACCGCACCGCCACCGGACACCGTCAGCACAGCACCCCTTCCCGACCAGGCAGACTCGCCGAAAGACGCCCGGACGAGGCGTCGAGGCGCATCATGGAGACAAGCGGCCCACGCGGTAGGCGCGTGGGCCACGATTGAAGGGAACGCCGATGACCGGCGGCAGACTGTTCTGGCTCATCTGGTGCCTGCTCTGGGCCGCGTTCTGGATCACCGCAGGCTGGTTCGTCCTCCCGGTGATCAACACGTTCGTGTTCGTGCTGTGCCTCGCCGCGGCGGTGCCGTCGTTCATCGGCAACGAACGCCGCGAGACCTGCCCGGTGTGCGGCCAGCCCTACCCGGCGCAGAACATGGCCCTCCACGTGCAGGTCCGCCACCCAGCGCCGACCCGCTAGAGCCCGGACTGGGCGACCTCGACGAGCTTCACCTGCACGACGGGGTTAGTACCGTCCGAGTACGCTTGGAACTGGATGTCCTGCCCGAGAATATCCGGGCCGTCCACATGCACCGAAGCCGCCTTGACCTTGCAGGCCGGGAAAATGAACGACAGCAGGAACGGGTTACCGCCGCCCGCGTCGCCCTTCGAGAAGTCCAACTGGACAGCTGTGGTCGCACCCGACTTGAACACGTCGTAGATCTCGGTGCGGCTGGTGAACTCCCCCGCCAGAGAACCGGTGATAGTCGGGATCGCGTTCTCGATCTGCTCCTTCTTCACCCCGGCGTTCCCCAGGCCGCGGCGTCCGTCGGCGAGCGGCGTCGACCCAGTGATCGTGATCCCGGTCGCCACAGTCGCCACGGTCACCCCGCCGGCTACCGTGGTCTCACCTGCCGCCGTGGACGGGGTGCCGAGGAGCTTGAAGTTCGTCGCGTGCTGGAACGCGAACACCTCGGCCGCGGTCGGGTAGGAGGCGACCGCCAGCGCCGTCGCCACATCCTCCTGCCACGCGTCGACCGTCAGCTTCAGCTGCGCCAGCCCCTGGTCGGCGCAGGTGAACTCCCACTGGGAGATCTTCATCCCACGCCACGTGAACGGGCGGACCGCCGCCGAGGTCTCCGGCCGGCCGATCTGCGTCGACAGCGACAGCCCGGTCTTCGAGCCGGGCGTGTGGATCTGCTTGTACGCGGTCGTCGCGGCGATCTGAGTCGGGGTGGTTACCGCCGACCCAAGCGCATGCTTCCACCACAGGCCCATGCCGCCGCCGGTGGTCAGGCCACGGTCGGCGTGCTTCAGTGTGATGTCGCCGGCCACCCCGAACGCGGTCTGCTGGACCCGGCCGATGGACACATACCCAGACCCGGCCTTCAGTCCCTGCGCCTCCTGCCAACCGGGGTCGAAGTCGATGCTCTCCGAATCGTATTCATACGCTTTAGTTGGGGTGACTTGTGTACCTACGGTCGACTCCGGCGCGACCATCAACTGGCTGGAAAGACCCCCGCCGTAGTTAGGCACGGTGCTACTCCCCGTCCGCGGCGGCGAGCCGCTCGATCAGATCCGACTTCGTCCCCGACACCGACAGACCCCTCGACTCAAGCTCGGCCTTCAACTCGACGACCGTCCGGGAATCCGCCGCGGACAACTCGACGACCCACACCTCCGGATCCCAGAAGTGGGCTTCCGGGTCGAGCAACTCGTCGGAGACCTCCAGGACCTCGTCCACATCGACGTGCCGGCCGAGCAACGGCACATTCCGCGGATCAGCCGAAATGTTGCGGACCGTTCCCACAGGCGCTCCCTGAATGGTGGTGATGGCTACGGGGTCGGCACGATCAGCCAGACCACGGGATCCCAGGACCGCGACGCCGGGTCCAGCAACGCGTCGTCGACGGTGACCGTCTCGTTGACGGCGACGTTCCGGTCAAGCAGCGGCACCGTCCGCGGGTCGGCGGAGATGTTCTGAACCGTTCCCACAGCCGCTCCTGCCCTAGATCCGGACTCGGCGGACCGACACCCGCCACGGGATCCGGCCCTGCAACCCGCCCGCCGTCTGCTCCTGGTAGAACTCCCCGGCCGAGAACTCCGCCACCGCCGGCGACGGCAACCCCAGGGCAACGTTCGCCGCCGCCCGGACCGCAGTCTCCAACACACCGAACGTCGTGAACACGGCGTCGCGGCGGTCCTTGACGCCGGTGTCACCGGTGAACGCGATGACGCAGCCGAGGATGTCGAACTGCTCCTCGCGTTTCTGTTGCCCCAGCGACGCCGACCACGTCTGGGTCCAGTTCTCCACCGCCCGCATGTCACCGCCGGGGTCGCCGTCGTAGCCGACGCACACCACCACCGGCGGCGCATCCCCGGTGAGCTCCGGCCCGTCATACACGGTGGCCGGGTCAAGGACCGCTTCCAACGCGGCAACCAGCGCATCCACCGCCGCGGGAACCCTGCTGGTCGCCAATTCAGGCCACAGCCGTGTACAGCCAACCGGTCCGGGCACGGGCCGCCCGCAGCGCCGTCGCCGCCCGGTTCGGGACCAGGAACCCGGACGACAGTTGAGTGAACTCGTCCGCGCCAGCGCCGATGATCTGCGGCCCCGACCGGCCACCCATCTGCGTGTCCCACATGTGCTTGAGGAGAACCTTCGACGCGAAGATCGCCGACGCCAGGATCGGGTTGACCCCGGCCACCCACGTCGCCGTCCACCGGCCGCCGTAGGAATAACCCAACGGCCCACCCGCGGTCCGGTAAACGTGCCCGTACGAGTCCACATGCAGGTCAGCGACCGTGGCCGCGGCACCGCCCTGTTCGGGTGCCAGCGACGTCAGCGAGATCACCGGCCCGACAGGCAGCCACAGGTCAGCGCCGTTCGCCGAGACCACGGTCCGGGGACCGATAGTGCGGCGGACGACGACACCCAGACCCACGTCCGCGTCGTTCTCGACGATGTCCGTCACCGCATCGATCATCCCGCGGAGTTCTTCGTCGTCGGTGACCACCGACCCGGACTTGTTCAGGTGGGTTTTGGCGTCGGCGAGGGAGATGATCCCGCCCGGGTCGGCGGGGCGGACGTCGAACGCTTCGGTGTAGGTGGCCGAGTTGACGCCGGTCCCGACCCAGCGGACCGTGTGCCGGCCCGGCTGCACCGTCACATACGTGCCGGGCACGTACAGCCCAGCGGAAGGGTTCGTGAATCCCGGTATTACGACGGTGCCGTCCCACAGTGTGACGGTGAGCGTCATCGCACCGGCGTTCGCGAGGACGCCGCCGTCTTCGACGGGTTTGTCGCGGACCTCCATCCGCTGGATCGGAAGCGAATCCCCAAGATCGATGATGCGGACCGCCCCCTTCTTTTCTGCTACGCGGGTGCCATGACGGGCACCGCTGCGACGCCGGTGGGTGCCATGACGGGCACCGCCGCCGCGCCGGTGGGTGTCATGGCGGGCACGACCGCCCCGGCCGGGGTGAACGATCCGACCGAGAACGCCTGCAACAGCAGCAGGTCCACCACCGCGGCAGCGTCAGCGAGCTGCAACAGCACCGACCCCGGCAACGACTCAGCGGCGGCGCCGGCGTCGGCGAACGGGACAGACACGACAACCCGGAGGCTGTCCCCGCAGCCCCCGGCGTCGGCCGGGACCTTCTGCGCCGCGGTGGTCAGCGTGTCCGCGGCAGTGGCGGCCTCGAGCAGTGTCGGCGCGGCAGCCTGCGCCACCGACAGGGTGTCCGCGGCCGTACCGACGTCCGGCAGCGGCGTCGTCGCCGTCAGAGTGAGGACGTCCCCGGCGGCCCCGGTGTCGGCTGGGGCGGCGCCGGCATCAACCCGCGACCCGTCCGTAGCCGCACCGGACTCGGCGAGGGTCTTCGGGGTGACACCTTGGGAGACGGTGACCGTGTCCCCGGCGGCGCCGGGGTCGGCTACCGGGACGGCCGCCGCGGCCGCGTATCCGTCGGCGCCGGTTCCGGCGTCGGCGAGGGCGACCGGGATGCCCTGCCCGACACTGACCGCATCGGTTACCGACCCGGCATCTAGCAAGGCCAGCGCAACTGCGGCCGCAGACAGGTCCGACCCCTGCCCGGACTCCGCCAGCGGCGCCGCGGCAGCGACCAGGATCTGGTCCGCCGCAGCAGCGGGCTCCGCCACGGTCGCCGCAACCGCGGCCAGGACCGCGTCAGCGGCCGTGCCCGCATCAGCGAGGGTTATCGCCGTGACACCCTGATCCACCGACACCGAGTCAGCTGACGACCCGGCATCGGCAAGCGGCACGACCGCGGCAACGGCCACCGCGTCGGCCCCGGCGCCCGCGTCAGCGAAGGTCTTCGGGACACCCTGACCGACCGTCAGACCGTCCGACCCCTGCCCGGCATCGGACAGGACCAGCGCAACTGCGACGCCGACCGCATCGGTTGCCGACCCGGCATCCGCCACCGGCACCGCAGCCGCGACCAGGACCTGATCCGACTCGGCCGCCGACTCGGCGAGGGTTTTCGGGACACCCTGGTTGACCGTCAGCGCGTCCGCGGCCGACCCGGCATCCGGCAGGGCCAGCGCAGCCGCAACGGTCACCGTATCGGTTGCCTGCCCGGCGTCCGCGGCCGGAGCCGCGGCGGCGACCAGGATCTGGTCTGCCGCGGCGGCGGAGTCGGTCAGCGTCTTCGGGATACCGGCCGACAGCGCGTCCGTAGCCGACCCGGCGTCCGGCAATGAAACAGCGGCCGTAGCCGTGGCCGTGTCCGACCCGGCGCCGGGGTCCGCCACCGGCACCGCAGCAACGACCGAGACCGTGTCCGCGGCCGTACCGGAGTCGGCGGTCGGCGAGAAGGTAACCGCCGGGCCGATGAACCCCCGGGCACCCGCCGACCAGGCCAGGTCGTCGGCGTGCAGCAGAGACCAAGTACCGGTGTTCGACGCTTTCCCGACCCGCCACGCACCGCACGCCGCAGCACCGTTGGCCTGCCCGGTCAGCAACCCCGAATCGGCCAACGCCGACGTCGAATCAGCCGAATAGACGGCGGCCCGGGCCTCCCCGGTGCCCGCGCCAGCCTTCCAGTAGTATTCGAACCGGTACACGCCGCCGGCC